CTCAGCAAATAACAACTTGTTTTTATTGATGAATTCGCTAGGCTGTATCTTATATTTTTTGTAATGATCGCCACCGACCTGGTCATCGTACGCACTCATAGTATGTATGCCCTTTCATAATTTCTTGGTTCTAATATGTGTAAAGATTTTTTTGCTCGTGTCACAGCAACATAGAATAAACGATGTAGTTCGTCTGGATCAATGTCATTGTTGTCAGAAGCAGACTTAGTAATATCAGGTAAAAGTAATACATTGTCAGCTTCACCTCCTTTTGCTCCATGTATAGTTGATAATGTTATGCGTGGTGTCTGTGTAATCTTTTCTTTATTGGCCAGCATATTTCTAATATAGTTTTCTGTTGTCGGATCTAGTCCTGCAAAAGCCTTGTACCAAACATCTCTAGTTTGTAATCCGTGGTCATCGGTGCATTCTTCAATGTAATAAGTTTCTTCATCACTCATCGTTTTACCTGTGCGATAACCTTTGGTTACATTGTCACCAAGATAAGAATAAATTTTTCTAATTGATGCAGGTGGTAGATCGTGCTCAAACTTTCTCCACTTTTCCCATGTTTGTATTGCAAGAAGCAAATCTAATTTCACAGAGTTTCTTCTTTTGTGTGAGTAGTACCAACCCTGTAGCTCACAAAACTCTTTGATGTCATCCAAGAAATGATTTGCCGTTGTCAACACCAACCACTCTCCGTGTGACATGTCCACCTGTGTGACGTCAGAGTATCTTGTAAGATTACCCATCTCTTGTCTAGGCATGTATTCTTTATCGTACCTGTTTGATACGTTCCTAATTATCTTTTGTGACATCTCGTGTATTGGTCCACCAGGTATTCGATAAGATTGACTGAGCGTATCCACGTAGTCTACTTCTTCCTTAAGTGCGATAAAAGTATCAACATCAGCGCCAGCCCATCTAAATATAGCTTGATCATCGTCCCCTGCAATGTAGGTCTTGTTTGCTTTCTTCCATAGAGTCCTGACCATTCTCCACTGCAAAGGTGAGAGGTCCTGTGCTTCGTCAATAAATAATACTTCGAAAGATGGTAATACATCTTGTCGAATAAACTGTTCAACCATGTCATTGTAATCTATTAAACCTTTCTCCTGTTTGTATCTGCTAAGTTCTTGATCTAAAAGATATAATAGATCTCGTTCTATGTCCAGACCATGTTGATTTTTATCGTATTCATCAAGAACATTTGTTCCCATAACTTTAGCTTTGTTTATTATTCTTAAATATTCGTTGTCAGAATTGAACACACCATCACCATCATCGTACCATGCGCTCTTGATAGGTATGCCACACTTCAAACCAAAGTCTCTGTAGTCTGCGTGACCCATAACGCTTTCTTTTTTCGCACCTAATAATCTAAAAGCAAGAGAGTGCAGTGTTCTAAAATAAGGTATGTTGTCTCTGTCTATTTGAAATTTTTCTTCAGCCCTGGTGATGGCCTCGTATGCAGCTTTCTTTGTAAAAGAAAAGTATCCTATCTTTTTTATGTCCGTGCCTGCTCGCAAAAACTCATCCACTAAATTTAATAGTGTTGTCGTCTTGCCTGTGCCCGGTGGTCCTAGTATTATTGTTTTCATTAGAATGGCGCCTCCTCGTATGTTGCTTTACTAATTGTAGGCTTTTCTTTTTTCATTGCTTTTATTTTTATCAGTCTTGGTTGTTGGTCTTTTATTACTGGTCTTTCTTCTGTTACAAAAATATCTTTCAATGTCTTAATTAAGTTTGCAGTTTTTGTTTTATCCATTTCCCAACTATTCTTTTTACAAAATAAATAAAAGTCATCTAATCTAAAAAAAGTATGACCTTCATCAGTCCAGGACATTTTTCTAAGTATGTCTTCTTTGGTTCTTGCTTGTGGTCTATTGACTGTAAAGTCATACAATAAATTTATTATTTGATTTACTGGATCTAGTGACTCTAATGGTTCTATCTCTTGCAGGTTCTGCATCAACATCTTTAAATGCACCTCTCTCCAGTCTTTTGCTTTTGGTATCGGTGATACCACGTTTGCCTGATCCAACACAGCTATGGCAAACAGGTTGGGGTTGTGTAACTGCTCTGTTTTTAGTTCTACTCTACTACCACCAACATTTAAAAACCATTGTGGTGGATTTGATTTTATCTTTGTCAGTGTGTCTAGCTCTGGCATCTGTTCATCTTCAAAACCAACGCCAAACTTTTTAGTTCTACACTTACCTGTATTACACACACCACAAATTGGCTGTTCTTTACACCTGTATTTGTCGTAGCCCCTTTTGCCTATGGACTTTACCAAGTTCTGCACCTCTGCTGACTTTAGTGGTGGGTTCATGTAGTTGTGATTATCTTCTTCTAATATGTCTTGCCAGTTGTCTGGGCTAGCCTTTTGTCTGTATATTGCAAGATTAAATAGCGCATTGTTTCTAGAGCCCTCACCAAAACCTTCTTCTGCCAGTCGGTTTAGACAAGGTGGTCCATCAGGAAATATTTCTACAACCTCTGATTTTTTGACAACTATGCTCTCGATCTGCTCTCTTGTTTGTGACCATTCTTCGTATATAGAATAGAATGATTCTAAACTAGCAGCATTGCCACCAGCCTCAAAAGTATATCTTAAACCCCTGATACCGCCATGGTAGGGCAGGTTTAAAAAGTTACCCGTGTCTCCACGTTCAACTAATATTTCAGTTTGTTTCGGGAATATCTCGCTACCTGCATAACCTAAAGCTTCTGACATTGCTTTGAGTTTTGACTGCATCAATGCAGCAGGTATAAATTCTTTTGCAAATAAAAATAAATGTGCGCCACCAGACTTTGATCTGAAAGTCACCAACGGAAACCCCATGCCCTTGATGTTACGCATGATAGCCATGTGATCTAGATTGTATACATCTACATCTATGCAGCCCCATTTACATTCGTTGTTTTCGTTTATTGGTATGACCCCTAGAGCAGGTTCTTTCCCTGCAAGGTGGTCTTCCCATAGTTGATCTGATATTGGTTGCCGTTTTATAAAAGCTTTGCCTTCAGCTTTGCCGCTCTCTGTCTTTGCACCTGTAAGTATTAACTGACCATACGCGCTATTGTTGCCTTCGAATATCCCCTTAAACTTCATTTCTTTGCCTTTGGCCTTCCTATGGGATTACCTGTCGGTACATAGTTAGTAGGCTTACACCTTTCCTTACAATATATTTTACCCTTCTGCCACTTCGTTATCTGAAACTCTGTCTGGCACGTCGGACACATTCTGTTCATTTAATTTCTTTAACCTTTCTTCTTTCTGTCTTTTTGATTCGTTTAAACTTATATCCCACAACTCATCTTGCTCTAACCAATACTCGTCAAATGTCAGAGACGCGTAAGGGGGGATGAACTTACGCGTCTCTTTCATGATTAAAACGGTACCTTGTCTTCTGACTTGGTATCTTCTTCACCATGCTTTGCAGTGACATCGCCTTTGTTAGCGCTCACAGCAAAACTTTTTGCCTGCTCGTATAGACCTTTGTTTTGAACAGGGCCAACCTTTTCAATACTCCAACCAAACCAAGTTCCCTTGTCATTTGATTGTTGTACTGTTTTTAGATTATACACGTGACTGTGCATAGCCGGTGTGAACATTCCATTCTTGCCTTTCAGCTTTATGCTGTTCATCATCGAATTCCATGATCTACTAACTTTTAGTTGTGTAGATTTCATAGAGATAAGAGCGGCCTCACCAGATTCTAACAACACAAAATAAGACGCTGTATTTTCTAGATAGTTACCATTCGGTAATCTATCTTTATACGCTGCATCTCGTGTTGCATCTTTTATGATACCACTTTCTACAGAGTGGATCGCAACAGGAGCAGATGTGCCCTCGCCACGATCAGACCATTCAACGTATTCACGTTTGTAATAACACGGTACTACGTTGACGCCTTTCTCACCATCATAGAGTTGCTTTGTCACGGTATTAAATATCATACCTGGCTCAGCGCCATCTACATATTTGGCGTCCCGTTTGTTTGTCTCGGGTGACAGTTGACCTAACACTCTAAGAAATGGCAACGCAAAGTCGTCAGACCCCATGTTACTAAAACTCGTGTTAGCATCTTCTTCAAACATACCTGTTAAGGCGATGTCTGACTTCTCTTTTTTTGCTACTTGGTTCATGTTTCTTGTTTCCTTATTTCCGGCCTATTTTTGTTTGATCTTTAATGAAAACATTAAAGAATTGCGAGGGCATGTCGAGGCCGGCCTCGACACGCTCTCTAAAGAGAGCCTTCAATGTCATGGGTTCTACCTTTTGTTTTTGGGTAGGCTCATAACCTTCTTGCTCTGCAAGGTTGAGCAGTTGCTCCGCCTTGTTATCTTCGCCTTTCCCGAACTGTACAGCAACCTCATTTTTAATGATGTCACCCAGCCCGTTCTCTCGAAGCCAGTTGTAAGCTGACTCCATCTCATCTTTTTTGATGGTGCAGTTGTATGACTTTCTAATGTCAACAGAGCTGCCGTCAGCTAATTTCAAAGATGCTAGTCCCTGCTCTGCGAGCAGGTTCGGTATTATCTCTGAACTAATCTTGTCTGCTTTTTGTTTTTTGTCTTTTACTAGTCCTTCTAGTTTTGCAATCTCATTTTCGTAAGCCTGCAAATCTCTACAAAAACCAGCCAGTGTTTGTATATCTGTTTTTTCTATTAGATCTTGTTGATCCTCTTCAAAGTTTATTTCTGACATCTATTCTCCTTTCTCGTACAAATTAAATGACAGGGGATAGTATCTTGTTTCTTGTCTATCCCATTTTAGTAAGTTAAATTTACCGTTCGTTATGTCACCAACAATTGCAGTAGATAAACCAATTATTGCTGGATCACCTGTGCAAAGTATATAGTCCGTATCCTTAAAATCTTGCAAGTTCTTACGCATTTTTCTAATAAACGGCCCAGGACTAAACATCATCTGTGAATTTTCTGGTAAACAAATTACCAGATAGCCATAGTCTGATGCTGACATAATATTAATATTTTGTGGTGGGTGCTGTAACACATACACAAAGTTTTCTTCAGGATTATTTTTTATAAATTCTAAAAACTCTGTGAGCTGTGTGCCACTATATAATTCAAAAAATCTATTCTTCATTCTTTTCAGTTTCTTTCTTATCTTCTTTCTTAATCTCTTGTAGCTCGTGTGTCAACTTATCTATCGTAAGTTGCATATTTATTTTTTCACTGTTGCTTTTTTGCAACATGTTAAATAAAGACTGTATAATTATTTCTTGGTCCATTTCTTTCTCCGTTTTGTTATTGACATTTAAGATAGTGATGATTATATAAATGTCAAGAAAGAAAATATGATAAAACATTATAAGTTTAAAACCAAGCCATACGCGCATCAGCTGGAGGCGTTGGAAAAATCTTGGGCCGCAGAAACCTACGCTTTATTTATGGAAATGGGTACAGGTAAATCCAAGGTCCTCGTTGATAATATAGCTGTGCTGTATGACAAAGGCGCGGTCCGCGGTGCATTAATCATTGCCCCAAAGGGCGTGTATAAGAACTGGGACGAGATAGAGTTTCCTGTGCATCTACCTGACCACGTAGAGCACACCAAAGTATTGTGGGAACCAAACATCACGAAGAGAAAACAGATGGAGCTTGACACATTATTTGACGGAAAAGAGGATCTTAAGATATTGATAATGAACGTAGAAGCATTTTCTACTACGAAAGGACTGGACTTTGCTCACAGTTTCCTTAACATATTTCTTGGTAAAGCTTTAATAGGGATTGATGAATCTACGACAATCAAGAGTCCGACAGCAAAGCGAACAAAAAATATTTTAAAAATAGGGGAACTCGCAAAGTATCGTAGAATCTTGACCGGCTCACCAGTCACAAAGTCACCACTTGACTTGTACACTCAGTGCAAGTTTCTAGACCCATATCATCTGGACGAAGACTCTTACTACGCTTTTCGTGCTAGATACTCTAACATGGTCAAAAGAAATTTCGGCGGCAGGTCTGTGCAGCTTGTAGTTTCTTACAGAAGACTAGATGAGCTTGCAAAAAAATTAGAAAAGTTTTCTTATCGTGTATTGAAAGAAGATTGTTTAGATCTACCACCAAAAGTATTTACAAAAAGAATTGTAGAGTTGTCTGATGAACAAAAGAAAATGTATTTGACAATGAAGAATGCAGCCATTGCAGAACAAAATGGTAAAGTTATGAGCTCCATGTCTGCACTAACTACACTGTTGCGTTTACATCAGATAACTTGTGGCACATTTAAAGCTGACGATGGCACACTTACATCGATCAAAAATAATAGAATCACAGCTTTGATGGATTGTTTAGAAGAGACAGATGGTAAAGTGATTATTTGGGCAACTTACAGAGAAGACATAAAAAATATAGTCGAATCTTTAAAAAAAGCTTACGGAGAAGCCTCTACAGTCGAATATCACGGTGGGGTGGACTCTACCCTCCGGCAGAAGCAAATTGCTCTATTTCAGCAAAAAAACGGCCCTGCGCGCTATTTCGTAGGAAACCCCTCCACTGGAGGCTATGGAATAACACTTACTGCTGCCAACACAGTAATTTATTATTCTAACAGTTATGATCTTGAAAAAAGATTGCAGTCAGAGGACAGAGCACACCGCATCGGCCAAACTGGCAGTGTAACCTATATAGACTTAGTTGCGGAAAAGACTATAGATGACCGTATAATTAAATCTTTAAGGGATAAAATAAATATAGCTAATGAAATTATGGGAGAAGATATTACTGATTGGATCTAAAGTATTATTTGCTCGTATTTTGTCCGTCCTTGCACTTTTGTGGCTGATAGCAATTGTCCTCGCGGCTCTGACGTCACCGCTGAGCAGTGAACCCACCCAGAATTGGGGTCGCTTTCATTATAAAACTCCAGAATTAATTGGTCAAAATTACAATTTTTACTAATCCACGTTGCGAGTTCCTTGTTGTCAATACCAGGAATCTCAAAGTCTGCTGCCTCACCCCTGGCATGCTGTGACTTAGCCGAAGACCCGATAGCTTCGCACAGCTCTGGGCTACGATAGCCTGAAGATATAACGACCGCTTTGCCAAAGTGATCTCTGACAGGTTGCAGGACAGCCTCCGCTAGGTGAATAAGATTTTCTACATGCTCTGTTGAAGGCTCATTCCTGATACCTTTGCGAGTTGCAGTTTGAGATTTTACCATCTCGGCTAGTGAAAAATTTTCTGATAGTTTCATAACATTCCTAATAAAGTTTCTATAAACATTAAACCTACAGCCCCCACTGTAGAAACGACAACCCAATAGATCCGATCTATTTTACCACCCAGTTTTTCTACGTCCTCGTGAACGTGTGAAATTTTTTGGTCTAGGTGCGCGAGGTGATTTGTTTTAATTAATTCTATCTCACGTTCTACACCTTTGATGTGTCCATACAGAGATATTACATGTTCTCTATCAGATTCTGGTATTATGCCTTGTACTGTATCGTTCATTAACTACCCCCAAATACTGGATCAAGTGGTCCAAAAACAGTTTGACCTTTTTGAACTGTATTACCCGTTGTACCAGTTCCTGTCGGCATGCTCAATCCTAAATTTAAATTAGGTAGTCCTGTGCTAATACCAGACGTCGGTAGTGTTGGCTGTGTTATCGAGAAAGGATTAGGTATTATTGGGAAATCCTCTAAGATCAAAGGTAAATTATTAAACTGTCTTGTAATTCGATCGATCACAGGCTTCGCTGCAAGGTACGGATTACGTTGTCCTAGCTTTCTTGCATTCTCACCAAACGATTTAATTATATTTTCTGATGGCACAAATGGTTTGAATCTACCACTCTTGATCGCTGCAAGTGACACCCTAGAAACACGGTCTTTAAACTCTCTATCAAGAGCAGACGCATTAGCACCCAGTGTCCTAGCTGCATAGTAATCTCTAAACATTTCTCTCTGCACCTTATACAATTGGTTGTTTGCTATTTGGTATCTATCCACGATTTGCTCTGGTGTAACCACACCACCTCTAAGTAGTGGTGATGTAAACTCACGACGAGAGTTACTAATACCTCTTGTAAAATCTGCAATCTTAAACTTCATGCTATTCACAGGATCAACTTCAACAGCTCTCATGCCAATGACACCTAAAATTTCATCACTAAAATTATATGTTCTACCATACTTATCAAACTTACCTCTTTGTATGATGTCAACTGGCTCTATTGCTAAGTCAAATCTTTTAAACTGTTCTATTGATCCTGGTAGCTGTGAATCAACTAAGTGTCCAACAATTGCCATTGCTTTTTCACCATTTGGTGTTTGCTCTGTATATAATCTTCTACCGTCTTTTGTCCTACCACCACGAACAATTATGTCTGTTGCAGCTTCTGTCCATATTGCTTCACTGATAAACGGTTGACCAAGTTCTTTTGTTGCTTCAAACACACCTTGTAAAATACTTTTTGATATAGCCTCTTCTTCTATTTGACCATCTCTTATGTTGTTTATAAGAGTTGTGATTGGTCTAATCATCGTGTCGTATGCGTTAGCGTGTGAGAAGTCTACGTATTTAAGTTCACCATCATCACTTCTAACAGGTATGATAGTTGAGTTCTTTGACCACTCAGGAACAAAACGTCTAAGCGCATCCATCTCTACACCACTGACATTGTATACAGCTTTTGCACCTTCGACTAACCCGTATGGTATGACAGTCGTGGTTGCAGCAAAACCAAACAGTCTTTGTAGTCCTATGTTTCTAAGAGGATGAACTTTTACACCGTTTACTATTGCTTCTTCATTGTATTCTTTCAATCCTCTAGTCATGATGTTGACAGATGTTCTCATAATTTCTGCAGGGAATGACACAAAGTTACCTATTGGAAACTGTCTCAAGCCTTTAATAAAATCACTGACATAGTCATAGTTTGGCACGTTGTTTCTTACAATATCAGCAGCTATCTCATCTAGTTCGTCTGCGCTTTTAGCTATGCCTGCTCTTTTATATGCTTTTTCAAACCGTCCGCGCTCCGTGGCAAATGTATATATTTTCCAAAGGTCGTCCTCTGCTGTGTATAAATCAGTGGCTGCTCTTTTTAATTTACTAAACTGCCTCATCAAACCTTTAGCGCCAGATGTAGCTGTTATGTTTTCACCAAACTTAACGTCTTCTAGTAGTCTTGATAAATCACCAAGAGATACGTTTGAATTAACAACACCAAGTCTTAACAGTTTTCTATATTCTGCATTAGCAACAGGGTCGTCCGCTCTACCAAACTGTAGCTTGCCATAAGCTGACTTCATGTTTTTAATAATTTCATCAGGTCCTATAAAACCAGGTAACAAACCATTTGCTGCAGCAAAAGCGCTAGCACTAAACAAGTTACGCATGTGTGTGATAGGACTTAAAACTGTTTTAGCTAACTGTGATGTTGCTTTTGGATACAGTATAAAGTTTTGATACATGGTTGCAAAAGAGCCCGTACCTAACCTATCTAGTATACTTTTGCTTGTTTCTTCTAGTGCGTTGGCCACGCCTGTTGGTGCGTACAAACCATTTAGTGGGTTGGTCACACCAGCTTCTAAAGTTTTGCTAGGATCAAAATCTATTCTTTTTATATTTTTACCAAACGCTGCAAAAGCTTCTGCCTCGTCTTCGTAGAAAAAACCTTTTTTACCATCAGCTTTTGATTTATTAGAACTTTCTAATAGCTCATCAAAAAACTGATTACGTCTTGTAATTAAAGATAGCTTTTGTGTGCCTTGTAATATTGTCTGTATGGGGTCTTGTATTTTACCCAACACTTCGTCGATGGCTGCCTTTGCCTCTGGTTTTAGTGTGTTTAGTTGTATGACTTTTGGATTAAACTCTACATCACCTAGTATGCTTTTATCCACCAAGTCCTCAAAAAGTTTATTACCTTTAAAGTATACACCGGCAGTAGCATCTTCACGTATAGGAAGTCCTCGCCCACCAGGAGTAGCTGACTCTACTATTTGATCTACATAATGTCTTGCCTGTTCTGTAGTTAACTCTTCTCCTTTATCTTTTGCTGTTTTCTTAAATATGTTAACTAATTTAGTTACAGCCTCTTCGCCTGCTTTAAAGTTTAACATTGGTATTAAAGATTTGTTTCTAAACACGTCGTATGTTGATCCAAGATAGTCAGTCATTTTTTTACTAAAAGCAGCAGAAAATTTACCATATGACTTTTCATCCATTCTGCTACCAAGAGCCGTGAACATGTCACCCCATTCTGTTCTTATCTCATCAAATAAATTAAGAACACCTTTCATGGCTTCTGGTTTTGCACCAAGAGCTTTCATTTTTTCATTTGCAACTTTTACCAAAGCCTCGTCCATTGGACCAAAATTTATTTTACCACCAATTCCAAAATCTGTTTTACCTGATAGTAATGCATCATTGAGAGACTTCATCAAGTCAGCTCTGCTTTTTATTGTAGCTTTTTCATATATTGGTTTTAAAAACGGAAACATGCCATCTATGTGTCTATCAACACCTCTTGAAATTTCTTGTGCGCGGTTCACGTCGCCTGCTCTAATACCAATCGACTCTCTTTCTAATCTAAAGAACTCCATTGGCTTCTCACCACGTGGTCTAATCTTAGATAATATCTTGTCTATAAAATCATTGTTTGATTCTAATTCGTTACGTCTTTTGATCATGCTTTTTACTGCTGATCCTGAGCCACCAACTAAACCAAGTAGTAATGAACTATCTAAACCAAACTTTAATCTGTTCATAATTTCACGTGCAGCGTCGTTTTCGTTGTTTGGTCGTAACTGTGTTGGTCCAAACTCAAATGCATCACCAAGAGTGCCGACTTGTTCTGGGTCACCTACAAATATTGCATCAGCCACACCGATACCAGCAGCACCACCAAGTGTTGCATACAGTCTACCTTTTGCGTTTAAGGCATCATCTATCTTTGGTGGTAGTTTAGGGTCGGATGCTGTAAAATACTTACCTTTGTCTCTTGCAAACATGGCTTTTTTTGCAAGTCCAGTGCCTACTTTCCATGCTTGTGCGCCAGGTATACCGAGATTAGTTATAATACGTGCAATTTGACCAGCTGTTCTTGCCTCTGCTGTTTCATCAAATGTAGTGAGATTATCAAAAAAGTTTTCTACTTTAGCCGCGGTGCTCGTTCCAAGTCCCAAGTCCATAAGTGAAGCGCCCAGTGAGAACACACCTTTTGGTATATCAATGACACCTGCTGCTATGCCGGCTAATACAGATTGTATGTTACCTATTCTATTGTTTTGACCTACAGCGCCACCGATACCACCACCAATACTACCACCGATACCACCACCAACAGCGCCACCAACTTGAAAATCTTCTCTTGCTAAACCACCATCTCTAAAGTTGTTGTTAAACCTTTCTATAATACGTTCTTGAGCTTCAGGTGCTGTTAATATTTGATTGTCAAGAACTCTAGCCATTTCTATTTCTGCTTCTATATCGGCTGAGTTTAAGAAACCACGTTCTAAATCTGTTGCAGGTTCAGAAAGATCTTCAACACTACCACCCTCTTTAAATTTATCTAAAATACCTGCTGTTCTTTGAAACTGTGCATCGCCCATTGGTCTACCAAAAACATTTTTTGCTGACATTATATTTACGTCGTACAAATTAACACCAGAGTTTTTTAAAACTTTCATG